TCATGTTCGCACCATCGCAGTCAGCCAGGCGGCCAGATCAGCGCCAATCGCCCCGTCCACGTCGATCAGCTCATAGTTCCAGGCGGTCTGCACTTCGTACTTGCTGATTGCCGTACGCGTCACGCTGGGCTGATCAGCGAAGTAGCTCACCACCGGGCTTTCTGCCGCCGGGTAAGTTCCGCCGGTACCGGGAGCGGCCGTGCTTGTGCCACTTTGGCTGATGCGGGCCAGCGTGGTGGGCTTGGCCACGGCGATCGGGGTCGCGCCCGGGTAGGTGTAAACGTCATACGCCTGGTTGTTGCCGGTGATTTTTAGAGACCGGGTGTGGGCCAGCAGGCCATCGCCATCGGCACTGGAAAGTACCGTGAATGCGCATTCCAGATTCCAGCCCTTGATCTTGCTGAATCGCACGCTTTCATCGGTGATCGAGCCGGTGGTGGGCCGCAGGGCGGCCACCAGGTCGGTGTAGCTGCCAGTGTTGGGTTTTAAGGTCAGGCGGTATTCGGTGCGGGTCACCAGCCGCTGCTGCTCGTTGCGATCGGTGGAGGTGGTTGCTTCGCCATCCACCACAACGCACCCGCCGCCGGTGGGCAGGGCGGTGGCCAGTTGCTCGGCGGAAATGCGATACTGGCAGGTGAAGTCGGTTACGTGTGTGGTGCTGCCACCCGACACCTGCTGGGTTGCGGTGGGAGTGCTCACCTCCCAGCTGCTGACGTAGCTGCTGGAGTTGTACGTGGTCTGGAAGTCAGTCAGGACGGCCGGGAACTGGCTGCCTGGATCGGGGGCGGTGATCGTGCCCGTCTGTTCTATTTGCAGCAGCCCATCACTGCGCGTGGTGATGCGGCGGCGATAGGCGGAAAGGAAGCTGGCAAAGAAGGCCTTGGCGGCCACGGTGGCGCGTACCTTGCGGTAGCCGCCGCCTTCGCCGCCAAGAATTTCAAAGGCGATGTGCGGGCCGTTTTCATAACAGTCGCTGGCCAGCAGCTGATACAGCACCACGCCGCCGCCGCTCACGTTGAAATCCTGCCCGCTCACCTGGGCGCCGGAGATCGCGGCGATGGCCGTGGCCAGAGCGGCCGGGTCAGCGCAGGAAATAAACCCTTCCAGCGTGGCGGTCACGCTGGTGGCCACCTGTCCCACATCCGCCTGCACGATCGGGCTGTTTGACCATTGCACGTCCTCTACCTGCATCGGCAGCGGGCAGGCCATCAGGGAAGAAAGATCGATGGTGGGCATGCTCACCGGACACCTCCGGTGAAAATTCGCATGCCGCGCGCGCCGCACATGCCCGCGCAATTAAAAGCCAGAGGCATCCGCCGGCCACGTTTGCCGGCGTCGGGGCTACAGCTTTTCCCTGGCATCGCGCGCGAGGTATCGCTTACGCACGCTTCAGCGGCTTCCCGTCGCTGTGTAACACGAATGAAGCTCCAATGACGAATGACGAATGGCCAAACAAGAGCCTGGCCATCGAAGGCCGCTGCCGGTCGGCGAGCATGTGTGTTTGTTTCGGTCATTTGAACATTCGTCATTGGGTCATTCATTCGTCATTCGAATTTCGTACTTCGAATTTTCCTCAAGAGCCTCCCATCGTGGCGGCGGTGGTGGCGGCGGTGACCGCGCCGGCGAGCTGCTCATCGTGGTTTTTCTGCACCTTTTGCAGCTGGGCGTGAACCAGGTTGGCAATGACGCCAGCGGTTTGCGCGGCGTCGGTCTTAGCCTGCACGGTGATGTTGTAGTTGTTGGTCACGTTGCCGGGCTTAGCATCGTTGCCCGGCCGGCCGCCCACGCCGCCGCCGCGCACGGTGCTGGTCAACTGGTCGATCGATCGGGAAAGCTGGGTGAACTGCTGTCCCATTTCCGAAACTCGGCCGCCGGTGGAAGCCGCGGCAGTGGTGGGCGTGGCATCTGCGCCACGGCCGGGGCTCAGCGCCCCGCGTTTGGCGATGGAATCCTGTTCGGGGGCGTGGCCGGCGCGCCACTGGGCGATCGAATCGGGGCCGGCGTCGGTTCGGGCACCGAGCGTGTTGCCGGTGGTCTGATTGCGGCTGGCCCGGTCCGACTGTCGCAGGTTGTCGTATTGCTCTTTGGTCAGTGTGCCACCCAGACCACCGCCGCTGGAGGATTTCACGTGATAAAGCCCGTCCGCATCGGGCGTGGCGTCGGTCAGTTCGCCTCGCTCGGTGCTGTAGTCGGCCCGGTGTGGCGCGGGGCGAGCGGCGGCGGGGGCGGCGCTTGCAAGGGGCGCGGCAACGGCCGCGGCGACACTTGGCGTGGTCACCACCGCAGCAACGGCGGCGTGCGCGGCGGTCTGCACCACTTCTGGCGCGGGCGCTGCAGGGCTTGATTCACTTGGACGTTGGACGTTGGACGTTGAACGTTCGCCTCTGAAGCAGTTTGCGAAGCGGATTGCTCTTTCGGGTGGTACGTCACACCCAGTTCTTTCGCCGCCTGCTCGGCAGTCATGCCGGCAGTGCCTGATGTCCGTGGCGCGCCAGGTGCCAGCCCCGCGGCTTCATTCAGCTTGTCGATCAGCGCTGTGGTCTTGTCCTGCAGCCAGGACATCGCTTCGCCGATCTTGTGGAAGATCTCATAGATCGCATCCAGCGCGGGCTTGAGCGCTTCGAACGCGCCCTTGAGCGCCCCCGTGTCCACCGTGGCCGATTTGAACTGAACGACAACCCAATCAAAGGCTTCCTTGAGGCTTTTGCCCATCACAATAGCAAGCGCTTCCAGAATGCCGATCAGCGCCTGCACGTCGCCACGGAATACCGCGCTGTGCGTATAAAGCTCACCAAAGGCGATGCCGAGTGCCCCGGCGATGGCGATGGGCGCGGCGATCGCTCCGGCCAACGCGGCCAACGGACCCAGCAGCGCCGTCGCCGCCGTGCCGATTGCCGGCAGTGACACCACCGCCAACACACCCAGCGCCCCGCTTACCCCTTCGATGGCCGCGATGATCTCGGGCGCGTAGGCTTCAATGACCGCGTACCCTTTACCGATCGCCGCAACAATCGCGTTGACTGCCGCTTCGATCTTGGGCTCGATCTCATCCATGTGCCTGGAGAGATACTCCAGGATCGGTTTTGCAACCGCCCTTTGAATGCCCTCGAAAGCCTTTTCAAAATAGCTTTGAAGCCTGGCGGCGTCCGATCCGATCTTCACGCTGTGCTCATCCACCGCGCCGCCCAGGCGGTCCATCGCGTCGGCGGTCTTGTCGAATTCCTCCCGGCTCATCGACATCACTGGAATCAGCGAAGCGCCTGCACGGCCCAGCAGCGCGTGGGCGGTGGAGTTGCGGTCAAAGGCGCTGGTCATGCCGCCGATGCTGTCTCGCACGCGTTCAAACAGCGCCTGAGGCGACTTCATCAGCTCAGCCAGTTGCGTCGAGTCGATTCCGAGCTTGGCGAATGATTCGCTTGCCTTTTTATCGCCATCAGCCGCGGCGGCGGCGCGTTCTTCGAGGATTTTGAATCCCATCCCCAACTGCTCGATCCCAACGCCGGCCGTGCTGGCCACGTTGGCGAAGCGATCCATGAACTCGACCGAAGTTCCCGCCTTCTCTGCCTCCAGCCCGAGGCGATGGAAATCCGCTGCCACCTCACCCACCGCCTCGCGGGCAAAGCCCAGGGCGGTGGTGATGGCGTTCAATGAGCCGATGATCGGCCCCTCGCTGAACCCGGCGAATACGCCCTGCAGTTGCTGGGCAAACTCACCCACGGCCGGCCCCAGCGCTGATTCAAAAACAGTGACGATTGACTCGCACACCTCGCGGATTTTTCCAGCGCCGCTTTCGGCGTGGGTGTGCGCTTCCTGGAAGCCACGGGTGAAACTGGTGGTGTCCAGATCCAGCGAACCTTTGATTGTGCCGGCGTCAAAGCTCATTTTTCAATCCGGTTTACTTCCAGCCCAGCGACGCCCCATGCTCTGCCAGCGCCGCCTTGAGCGCATAGGGGTCGCTGTAGCCGCTCACGACGGTGGTCTTGTCATCCACTTTTCTGCTCGTGGGGCCTTTGGGCATTTCAGGTTCCTCTTCGTTTCCCTTCAGCACGTCCAGCAGGTGCATCGCCACGTCGGCGGGCATGAGCAGCGCTTCGGCCCAACTGCCCGCAAGGCCGCTGGCGATCACCGCGGTGGCGAGTTGCCAGGCAAAGTTTGCCATTCCGCCTGAACCATCTGGCGTGCCAGGCTGCTGGCCAGACTGCCCTGGGCGGCGTCGGCCTCGCTTTTTTTTTGGCTGTGCAGGGAGAAATATTCCATGTACCCCGCGATGAAGGCTTCAGAGATGGGCAGGTCCCAGCGGATGCCAGGCGGCTCGACAAAAAAGCTGTCGAGCAGTGCGGCAATGTGCTCGATTTTCTGGCCGCCGGTAGCCTGGATCGCCCCCAGCTCGCCAATGCCCGGCCGGCGGGTCTTGTGCTCTTTGCCATCCACCTTGACGGAAAAATCCCAGGGGAGCACGTGAGCGAGAATCTGATCGATGTTTAATTGCATGGTCAGTTGTCCGTTGTCAGTTGTCAGTTGTGGGTTGTTGGTCGTGGGTTGCCAGTGCGTCTTCACAACGGACCACTGGCAACTGACCACTGACCCATTACGTTCCCTTGATCGTGCCCATGCCAAGGTTGATCACGCCGCTGCTGGTCTGCATTCCAGGCCGATCCGGATAATTGCGGAAGTCCACTTCCACCACGTCTTCGCTGCCGTTGTCTCTTTTTGGCAGCGGCACCTTCAGGCAGACCGCGTGGTTGTAGGTCAGGTCCATCGTGGTATCGGTGTCGGCCCGATCGGTTGGGTGCAACAGCAGCACCTTGCCGTAGGAGTACATGTCGGCGTTCAGGGGCGGTGCCAGGACGACGGGCGTGCCGGCGGACTGATTGCTCCAGACGCACAGCGCGCGCTGCATGGCCACGGTGATCTCGCGAAACTGCACCGAGATGATTTCCTTCGCACCAACGAAGCGCTGGCCGATCACGTTCTTCTTGCCGGTGGTCCCTGTTGTGATGTCTTCGAACATCAGCTCGGTCTTGGTCGGGTCGACCATGTCGACCAGGCCCATGTCGGTGCCGTTGTAGGTCACCTGCCACGCGCCGCGGGTTGAGGGGGGCAATACAATTACTCCAGCATCTTCTGGCATGACGATTTCCTTCCCGGCGGTTTAGGCCGATTTAAAGTATCCAAGGTCAAAGTTGCACGAGATCTTCACCCGGCCGCGTTCATCGCGGCCGATCTGCCCCGGCGGCGATACGGTGACCGCACTGATCAGCCGCCAGGTGCCGTCGCTTGAGTTGTCATCCAGCTTCAGGCCGGGGATGTCGCGGGCACGCAGTTCCTTCTCCTGGTTGTCCAGGACGAATGCACGGAACAGGCCGTGGGCCAGCCTGCCGGCGTCGGGATCACTCTTGCCCACGGTCATGATGTTCACCGCGATGGTGGGCTTGGGGTTGTTGCGTTCCTTGGCCCCGCCATAGATGCGCACCGAGGCAAAGTTGTCCGCCGCAAAATCTTCATCCGCCTGGTTTAAAAACAGGTTGAACGGCGCGCTGCCCCCGAAGCGGCAATAGGCCACCACCAGCGCCGGCGACAGTATGGTGGCCGCCCGTGCCGCCGCCCAGGTGCAGTAGGAGTGAAGGAAGTTTTGCGGGTCATACAACATCAGCCCAGCGCCCCCTTCATCTTGGCCGCCACGTGGGGCGCGAGTTTCGGCGTGCGTTCCCGCATCGTGTTTTCCAGGTATTTGGCCTGCCCCGGCGATTCGTGGTTCCAGTCCAACTCCTCGTGCTGGCGGGCCGCGTATACCGTGTTGAAACCACAGCTGCTCTCGATCGACTCGGCGGTCGCCTGGGCCGGTTCGAAGGTGGCCGATGCCTGCAGGGTTCCTGGAGCGGGATCATTCGGGCTGAAGAGGCCTCCGCCCACCGGCGCAATTTCTGCCGCCGCCCCGATCAGCGCGGCGGTGAATTCATTCAGCGCCTGCACCGCGGCAGCGATCTGCTGGGTGCGGGCCATTCGGAGGGCCGCCTGAAGTTTGGATGGATCAAAATTATCACTCATCAGAATCACTCACTCTTGCAGACGCATCTCACGGCCGACAATCCGCCCACCAGCAATCCGGCAAGCTTGATCAGCAGCGATTGGGCGGGAAACACATTGCCGGCAACCGGATCGGGCACCACCACCACGCGGCACTTGGCAAGCAGAAAATTCACCGCGGTGGGCCAGGTGTCGATGGCCACGTACAGCTCCGTGTCGGCCTGGATCTTCTGCTGGTCCACCAGCCGCTGCACCGCGCGGGTGATCTCGGTCACGCAACAGCGATGGGAAATCGTCATTCCAGTGGCATAGGCGATGCCGCCGCCGGCTGCAGGCGCCGGTGTGTCGATGCGGGTGATGGTGCCGTTCTCGATCATTCTTTCCTCACTTCACGCACCCATTCGGCGCAGCTTTCGATCCGGGCGTACACGTTTCCCAATACGTGCTGCAGGCGGCGCGTCCCCTCGCCATCCTTGTTACGGGTCACGATGATCTGCACCGTGTCCCACCGGGTCCGCAGCATGCGCGAATGCGCTTGGAGCATCGCCATGTCGCCGGGCTGAAACATGTCGGCCGTGTCCGTCACAGCAGCCTCCCGCCCGACAGCTGGTACTTCTTGATCAGCAGGTAGGCATCGCGGCAAAGCCCGGTGCGCAGGCCTGCGCCGTCTTTGTAAGTTTCGCGAAGCGGTCCGGTGGAAACGTCAACAACGCCCTCATGCTGGTCGTTCAGCCGGCGGCTGCCGCCCTTGGCGATGAAGTTCGCCTGGTAGATGCAGGCGACCAGAACGTCGTTGGGCACAACGGCCAGAAGCGAATTGGGGTCTACATCCCAAACTTCATCGCCCCAGAAAATGCCGGCAGGCAGCGCGCCGGTGATGTAGCCAAACTGCGCGAAGTAAGGATGGTTCGACGGTTCGCGTGCCCAGCGGGGAAATTCGTTGAGCTGATTGAGCACGTCGAACCGCCGGCCCTGGTACTTGTTGGGGTTGGTGTCGATGTCGCTGCTGGCGCGCAGCAGGATCGCGGTCTTCTGCCCGGCGTCGGTCACGGCAAGATATGCCGGGATCAGCGCCGCCGGAATGGTGGCGGCGATCGCGTCGGCGGCGGCGTTGGTGGCGAAGTAATTGTTCATTTAGTCATTACTCCGTTTTTTCAAAAATCCCCGCACCTGGACCGTCACTCCCGCGGCTGATGCAGTCTTCGCCTGGAGGATCAGCTCATACGCGCCGCCCTGCAGTTTCACCTGAAAGGTTCCAGGCCCAAAAGGGAAGGCCAGCGCGGGGAGTATGTAGCTTTCGTTCGCCAGCGCCGGCGTATTGAAGCCCGCGCCGTCGCATACCACCAGCGGATTGGGATCGTCGCGAACGGCCGCCTGCAGCAGTTGAATGTCGCCGATCGATCCGCCGGCCACGCTCACGCTCAGCAGGCAGTTGTGCCCATGCGCGGGGATTCGGCAGATTTCCTGTTGAGTGGTGGCCGTGGTGACCGGCTGCGCGCCCGAATCAAACTGCCCGTCGTTTTGAACTGTGACTAAATCCATGGTGGTTGTCCGTTATCAGTTGCCGAAGACTCCCTGGGGTGTTGTGGTGGGGGCACCCCCCGTGGCGAAGGTGCCAGAGCCGTTGGCGACGTTGGGGGAGCTTTGCGTGAAATCCGGCGTACCGCCAGAACCATCGTTCAGCAGGTTCGCCAACGTGCCCGGATAGGCAACCTGGTAGACCACGCTCATTTTCGTGGTGTTGTCCACCACCGAGCCGTGGATGTCGGTCGCGTTAGTGCCATCGACAGGTTCGATGTCCACAAAGAACTGGCTCTGGAGCGCGTCAACCGAGGGAACGATCAGCGGGCTGGAAGAGACGATCGGCTGCCCATCATTGGCCACCGTCCAGGTGATCGCGCTGGCCGAGGCGCTCGCGCCAACCGGCGACGTTGCGACCATCCCAAAGCTGGGCACGCCGATCGGTGCCCAGTCGGCGGTGTAGAACAAGACCCAGGTGGTTGGGTTCAACAGCCGCAGAGCAGGGCCACCAGCGCCGGCGATGGCGCTGCCCGAAGGTGTGAGCGCCGTGATCGGGTAAAGATCCACCGTCCAAGTGCCGCCGTTGGTGTCGTTGGGCGACGAGGCTTTACCCATTTTCCATTGCGTGCCATTCAGGGATTCGAACAGCATGACGTATCCGCCGGCGGGATGAGGAAGCACCTTGGTATTTTGCACGCCGTTCATTCCGGCGACGGCGTTGTATGCCAGGATAGTGTTTGCTGTACCCAGCACTGCCCCGGTAGCGGGGTTCAGTGTGTTGTGTCGCAGCCCTCCGCCGCTGATCGCGTTGCTATAGTTAATCCGCAACTGACCGGCAGAGCCCCACCACAGCGAGCTGCGACCGCACGATCCGCTTTCGCCGCCGGCACCGCCGCCGATGATCGGTCCAAGATCGGTAATCGTCTTGCCATCGGGCGAGGTCCCGAAGTGGATAACCTCATTGTCATAACCAACAGAAAAGGTGTGGACGTAACCAACGCCATTGAGGTTGCGAAGCACATTGGGCTCTTGCCACGCAAATTTGTTGACGCCGCCGCCGAGCGGGACCGGTGCCGAAAGTTTGGATTGAATCGATGCGTACCGCAAGTTGCCTAGGTAATCCGAAAGCGCTTCGGCGGTGGTCCAGCATCGATTATCGAATAGCGGTTCGGAGATTGCCCCCGCCAAATACTGCTGTGCCCCGGCTGGTCCGTTATAGGCTCCGATGGTCGGCTGATATGTTGCCGTCGAGGTGATCGCTCCCCATTGCGAACTTGTCTCGATGATCTTTGCGCCGTTGACGTACACCCGCAGATAGCTGCCGCTGCTGCTGATCGCGATGCGGTAGTTGATGCCGTGAATGAACGGGAAGGAGTTGACCGAGGTTGCGATGACGGCATTGCTGTTATTGATCGCAACTCGCAGCGACAGCTTGCCGCTGCCGCCTGATCCGCTGTGTGCCGAATACAGGTCGATCGCGGTTTCGTGCCCGCTGCTGCCAGTGCCTGCATAAAACAATCGCCGGTCGGTCGATCCATCGTTCACCGGAAGGTCAGAGGATGGGTTGAACCAGAACGCGATGGTTGCATCGTAGATGCCTTTAGCAAGCACCGGGGCACTGATGCACTGACTTGTACCGTTCAGCACGATGCTGTTGCCCGTTCCACTGGGCGTGCTGCTGCTCCAGGTTGGCGCGCCGGCAAAGTTCATCGTCGTCTGTCCCAGGCGATCCAGCGAGCTTGTGCCGCTGCCCTCTTGGAACAGGAACTGGGCGGTGGTAGATCGATCCAACGGGAGCGGCGCGGCAGTCGTGTAGTTTGCCAGTGTCGTCTTGAACGCCGAGTAGGACCGGTTCCACTTAACGCTGTAGCCGGCGTCGGTGAGATGCGCACCGTCATACGAATAGGATTGATTCGCCTGAATGAACTCGTTCCAAGCCAGGTCACCAGCCCAGATCGTGCGACCATTCACCAACGTCTTGTAAGCTTGCTCGTAGGCGGTAATAAGCGTATTGCTTCCAGCGTTCCAGGCGTTGCCGCTGTTGATGGATCCCGCGAGGTTGATCCAGCTTCCGCCATCCAGCACGCAGACGATCCCCACCGCGTTGTAAGCCGTGATGATCGTGTTGATGTTGGCGATGTGTTGAGTGACCGACAGGGCGACGGCTGTTTTCGCGTCGTTGGGTCCAAAGTCGCCACCGAGAATCACAAACTGACAGCCATCGCCTTGTGCGTTTGCAACCAACGTAGCAAGGCCGGATGATCCGTTGGTTCCGTTGATCACATCGCTGGAGTTGGTTCCGCTCACCGCGTCGTTGCGAACGCGGATTTGAATACCATTCGGGCCTCGACCTGCCCACGATCCAAACCATGCACCGGTGGCTTCGTTCGACCCGTTGTAACCTCGGGTAACTGATGCTCCAATCAATTGAACCGCGATCTCGGTGGATGAATCGTAGGCGACGGCATACGCGACATTGGCAGTGTTGCCCTGTCCACCCGCAGTAGTCGGATCGACGTAGATTCCATTATAGGTTCCGCTCAAGGGACTGCTGGAATCGCTGGCTGATTGCATCAGCACGCCGTTAACAGTCAGGCGGAGATTGTTCCCGTTCGTGCGAGACAGCCTGACGACGTTGATGTCATTTTTGATGATCTCGTTTCCAAATGCCACGCTATTGGTCAGCCACGTGAGCGTTCCGCTTGCCTCCTTGAATATGTCGTATTTGCTAGTGCTGCGGCCCACCGAAACGCCGTAACCGTCTAATGTGTTTGCCGTCGCTGAACCGCTGATGGACACCAGTGGCATGTAGTTTGGAATCGCTGTGATTGGCCCAACGAGGTCAATTTTAAACGCAGTGTTGGTGCCCGTTGGTTTGTTGAATACAAACTCACCCCCGACGCCTGTCGATCCCGACGTCGGCGAGAGCACATTTGACTCAATCAATGGCACGTGGCCAGCGCCGCTGAATTGCTGATACCAACCAGTCGTGCCGTCGTCGCTGGTGTGAGCGAGGAGCGAGACGTTGTTGGCGCCGACAAACGAGTCGATTAATAGTTTGGATGAGGGTCGCATTTTTAGTGGGTTTCGTTCAGCAGGGGCCAGTGCGTTACACCCAGCGGTTGATAGTTCTGATCCAGCATCGCGGTCACATCATCCGAGGGGTGGCCGGTCGGGATCGCCGAGAAGTGGATCACAACCAGGCTGGTGCTTCGGATCGCGTTTATCGCCACCGCCAGTCGCGCGCTCCACTGGGCCAGCGTTTCGCCCTTTTTCATCCGCAGATTCCACTCGGACACCCAGCCCTGAATGTCATTCGCGCCGCAGAAGGCATCGAACTGGCGGAACTGTTTGGCCAGCCAGTTTTCGTCATCGGAGTAGAGGTGGAGGTCGAGGTTCTTCAGCCCCGCATATTGCCCGGCGTCATAGCGAGAAACGATGCCGGCAAAGTCGTTGATCCGCGAAGGGGCAACGGCCACGATGCCACCGGCGGAGTAGATCGGGCCGACTGTTGCACAGTATCGCGTCGCCGCGGCATCACCGCCCAAAAAGTAGGTGCCCGGATCAGCGAGGTTGCGAACGGTATTAAATTCGTTGCCGAGTAACACCGCATCGACGGCCTTGCCGGCCACGATCCGGCGGGCGTTGGCCGCGCCGTCATCCGCCCAGGGCTGCTTGCCGGGCAGCTGCACCTGCAGGGCGGTTTTGAATCCCGCCGCTTTGATCTTGCGATTGAGAGCCCAGTACCCATCGCCTGACTTGAGCAGCTGGGGCTCTTCCTCCCAGGTGCGCCAAAAGGTGAGCCCGATCGCATGCCCCATGACGGGCAACTGCGGATGGAGCGTAAAGTCGCCCGAGGCGTAGTCGGCCCCGACCAGGTTCTCGCCGTACAGCGCCACGCCAAACTGCGCAGCCGGTGGCGTCACCGGCGGAGGCGGCGGAGCGTTGGCCAGGTTGAACGTGGTGGCCGGGATGGTTGCACCATTGACCACTACCTCGATCGTGTGCCTTCCCACCGCCAGCGTCAGCGGCTGGCGATTGCCTGGACAATAGGGCGGCTGGTAGCAGGCCGTGGCGGCCTGCTGATCCATTTTAAAGACCACCTTGGCCGTGTGACCCTCGGCCAGGCCAAAGTCATAGCTGAGGGTCCACTTGGCCGGCAGCTGCGACAGATACAGCGTCTGCCCCAGCACGGCCGTCTCCACGCCCGTGGCGCAGTCGCGGACGCGAATCACGGGCTGGGTGGTGCTCGCCGCTGGCTGCGCACCGGCGCAGGCCATGGCGGGCATGAGCAGCATCAGCATTAAAATCAACCGTCGCATGGGTTGCTCCCAACTTGAATGTTGAACGTTGAGCGTTGAAAGTGGAATGTCCGCCGTTTACTCCTCAACCGCCTCAACCTCGTACCCGGAGTTGCGGAACTGGTCGGCGACAAACAGTTCGTCGGTCACCGCTTCGCCGTGATTGAGCACAAGCCCAAATCGCACGGCGCGACGGATTGGGATTGGCGACTTGATCCGCCATCGCTTGGGCCGGCCAAGGTTCTCAAGCTCTGCGGCGGCGAGCGATTCGTCCGCGCCGGCAAACTTTCCCGCAGGTCCAGGCGAGTCGGCGGTTTTTTCTTTCTTGCTTGCCACGATGTGGCTCCTTTCAGTTGCTGGTCAGTGGCCAGTTGCCGTTATCCACAAGGGACAACTCGCAACGGACCCGATCAGTGATTGCCGGTGTTGGGGTTCAGCCACGCTTCGTAGGTGATGGTGGGCGCGGTGCCCGCGATCACCAGGTTCAGCCGGCTGTAGCGCAGCCGCTTCATGGCGAACATCGCCACGACGCCAACGGCGGTGACCGCAAGCGTGGTCGTGATGTCCACCCAGGTGCTGCCGTCGGCGCTTTCCTGGAAGTGGAACGTGTAGGTTTCATCGCCCACGCTGGTCTTGATCGCCGTGACATTGATCACGGCGGCATACACCCGGCCCGCGCCGCCGGGGGCAAAGCCAACGCCATGGTCATAGCCGCCCGCTGAAGCGGTCGGACCCTGGCTGATGGCGGGAGTCCCGCCGGTGGCCGTCTGGGTGATGGGCGTGCTGCCCGGAACACCGGTCAGGCGAAGCTGTTCGTCTTGGGGAGTTGGGATAAACATTTGCGTTGTCCTTTGGTCAGTTACGAGTTGTCAGTTGCCAGTTTTCGGTTCGACTATCAGGTCGCCGTTGCGGTGATGCCGGCGTAGCGCGTGGCGGCGCGCGGATGAAATACGCCCAGGCCCGCCACGCACTGAACCAGGTCCTTGTAGTATTCGCCGAAATCGCCCACGTCCTTGTATTGGATCGGGCTGCCCGATGTGGTCAGGTCCAGCGAGGGTTCCTCGCTGACCGGCGAGCTTCCATCGGCGTTGAACATCTTCACCAGCCCCTGGATGCCTTCCTGGTCCGCCTCTTCACCAAACCAGCAGCAGTAGATGCTGGTGGTGTTGTTGTTGTTCCCCATGGTTTCGGTGTTGGAAAGCGGCGGTTGCGGCGTGCCCAGTTCGTCCAGCGTCACGATCTGCGAGTCGTTGAACTTCAGAATCTGCGTTCCGCTGGCGTCAAATACGCCCATGCCCTTGGCCTCAGCGCGCACCTGGCTGGACAACGCGCGCCGCGCCGACTTGTTCATGAACAGCGGCTTCTCTTCATTGCGCGTTCCGATCGTGCGGTCCTGCGTTTGAATCACCTGGTCCAGCACGATCGGGCCGCCGTTGGTGCCGGCGCTGATCACCTGGCTGCCCGCGAGGCGAGGGGCCAGCCCCAAAAATGATCCGACGATCTTGCTCGGGTCGCCGTTGAAAAAGTAGTAATCGAAGAACAGGCCCGCGTTCTTGATCTTCGAAACCACCTTGCTGCGGCGCGTGACGATGTTGGCGATCACCGAATCGGTCTGCACCGGTCCGCCGAAGATGGCCAGCGTCTCCACCTCGGGGTTGATCACGCCGGGATCCTGCGATCCGAACACGCCGTTGATATTTCGGAAGCCGATGCCGGGCAGCGCCGACTCCAGATCGTACCGGTACGCCAGGGAGGTGATCGGGATGAGCTTGAGCATCTTGAGTATCACCGATTTGGCGGGGAAGAGCTGGATCAGCCCCTGCATCAGATCGTCCTCGACCTGCGCGGTGAAATCGGACATTGAAAGAGCCATGACCTTCTCGCTTTCATGCCGCCACGCGGGCGGCTGTTAGAAATCCTTTTCCAGACTCGGAATCGTTCGGTGCGTTCAATCCTTTGGCGCGATCTTCGGTGCCCGTGCCATGAAGCCGCGCATGATCTTCTGCATGGGCGACAGCTTGGATTTGTCCACCACCGCCGCATTGGGCGGATTGCCCGTGGTGACCTTGCCGGTCACATCCGGGACCTTGAAACCATTGGCCTTCAAGTCCTCACGGTATTGCGTGCGGATCGCCTCGCCGGCCGCGACCAGCACCGACTGGTCTTCGGTGGCGGGCAGGTCCTTGAGGTACGCCGCGGGAATGCCCTTGAGCGATTTCTCGATGAACGCGCTGCGCGTGCGGTTGGCGCTTTCGGTGGCGGCGCGAGCCGCCTCGCGCTTGTCGAGCATCGTGGTGAGCTCCTCAGCGGTGATCGCCTTGGGGGCGGCCGCCTCGGTTGTCGCTTTTGCCACGGGGGCGGTCTTGCCCTCCAGCTGAGCGATCTTTTCGTGCAGCGGCTTGGTGTGCTTTTCGAGCATCGCTTCGAAGCTCTTCTCGAAAGCCTTCGGATCGAACGCCGGGGCTGCCGTCGCCTGGGCCGCCTGGGCCGCGGTGCCCGGATCGGCCGTTGCCGGATCGGCAGCGGTTTGAGATTGCTTCTCCATGGGAGTCCTTTCAGCCGCCGGTGGCGACTTTTGAAGTGGGGATGAAACGGGTTTAAACACTATTTGGTGCCTCCGTAAGCAGCGCCATAGGTCTTCTTGACCTTGTCGTACAAGCCAAGCGATTGGAACCGCTTGGCGGCCTGGGAGGGATCGATGCCCAGCATCGCGTCCTGGTCATCATGCCCCTGCGCGAACGACAGTTCGCGATCGGTGGCCAGCTCTTCGATGAACGGGCGGGTGGACTTTGAGCAGTTGGGATGAAACGGCGGCCCGTCGCTGGGCAGATCGTCCAGCGCGGGATATTTGTCGCTCTTGCCGCTGATCGAATAGACCTGGCCAAGGTACGCCGTGCACCAGTTCACTGATACGCGGCCGATGATGCTGACCAGGTCAATGCCCAGCGTCTGCAGGCGATCGTGCCGGCTCTGCACCGTGGCTTGGCGCGTCTTGGTGCGTGCCACCATCTGGGCGTAATAACCCACGTCATATTCGCGTATGCCGGCCGAGGTCTGGATCGGCACCTTCTCGCCGTGCACCGCCTGGAGGGCCTCGCGAAGATGATGGATGGTCTCCGCCGGCTCGCCGCTGATCACCCCGCCCGCGAGGATGGTGTTGATCTCATCCTCGCCCAGCCCGCGCTGGGCGGTGGCCCGAAGCACCCGCTTGGCCCTCTCGCCCATGTTGTCCGCCGCCTTGTACAGGTCCTTGGCGGTGTCCAGGGCGAACTGCTGCGCGGCCCCGTGATCGATCAGGGCAAAGCTGCCGCGGATCGATACCGGGTCAACATCCAGGCCCACCGCCGCGGCCTGCTGGTCCGCGCGGGCGATACCGCCGGCCATGGCGTTGGCGATCGCACTGCCGGTCCACTTCGCAGCCTGAGTTTTTAGCTGCCGCTGAATCTCATCAATCTGCGCCGACAGTTGCTGGGCGCGGGCCAGCTTGGCGGGCGAGTTGCCCGGCTCGGTCACGATCGCGGCGATGCGGGCGGCGGCGTTCTGGTAGTAACGCTGCAGCTGCTCAACCGTCGCCTGGGCCACGCCGGAGTTGGAAACTTCTGGGAGGCTCATGCCGCCACCTCTCGTTGCGATTCAGCCACGGCCGCATCGGCGGCGGTTTCCTCACCGGCCTCAATCGACTGATCCCCCTGGCCCGATCCGGGCATCTGCGTGCCGAGGAACACGGACGGGGTCTGCGCCTTGGCGGTCGCCTCGTTCTCAGTCTTGATTTCCTCCAGCTCCTCCGCGGCGGCCACCGGCTCGGGAATCTGCACGTCGACCGATCGCTTAAGGCTGATGACACCCGCGCCGCGCTTGGCCGCGAGAATCTGCGCCTCTTCGAGTTCGTCGGTGGGAATGCCGTCGTTGAACTCAACGCCGATAGGCAGGCAGTTGTAGTGATAGCCCGGCAGGGTGTTTTCCAGCTGCTGGGCCACGCCCAGCAACCGCTTGATGCCGGTGGACCAGTAGGCCGCCTTTCGCTCGGCTTTCTTCAGCGGCGTGATGCACTGCACGCGCACTTTTTTGTAGGCGTCGTTGTGCGCACCCTCGCGCAGGCCCAGAAGCACGGGCGACATTTCCTGCATTACGAGCAGACTGGCGACGGCGAAGTCGCGGTCCTTCATCGCGTTTTCGATCTGCGAATTGGTCAACTCGATGTATTGGCCGATTTCATTCTTGTCACGGAACCAGAACACTTCATCGCTGGCCCGAAGGTTCCCCTGCTTGTCGGCGGCATCCACGTGCATCGCCAACTTTGGACTCGCATGCTTGGCGATGACATCCGCCAGTTGCGTCTGCTTCGCGTTTACCATGTCCATCAAATCCAGCGCGCCATCGAAATCGCTGACCGGCTGCCCGCGCATCACCCAGTTGGGAATGAAGGTGATGGTGTTGCGGTCGATGCCGGTGAAGGTGGTGTCCGCCAGGGGCGGGAATCCTTCAGGCACCGGCCATTGATCCATCCGCAACCGAAGATACGGCTTGCCGGCGTTGTCGAGCTGCCAGAGCGCGCGGTCGATGCGGCCGGCGGAGTATTTGATCTGCAGCAGCAGGTTCAGCGGCGCATCGGGCGTTCCCACGTTTGCCACCCGGAAGCGGTTGTAGCCCGCGTATTGCCCATCGGGCTGCAGGTCGCCGATCGGGAAAATCTCGTTTCCGTCCACGCCCTCCAGGTAGACCTCTCCGTTGAAGATAACCGTCTCGATATAGGCCGCCGCCTCGGCACACGCGTCCAGCGCCTTGCCATACAGCAACGTGCGGAGATTGGTCCGCTCCACCAAGGCTTCGAGATATTTTTGCTGAAGGGGATCGCTCACCTTGAACCGGGGCTGCTCGCCCAGCAGCAGGTCCGTGGATTTGATCGCGCACAGGCCGAGCAGGTTGTATCGCAGATAGCGCTGCTTGACAGAAGAGCCAGCGCGGACCTTGGGAAAGTCGAATTGGGTGCGACCCTCTCGCAAGTAGTAAGTGCGATGGTCGCCATCCAGCAGCATGCGGGCCTGTCGTATTCGCTCCAGCTGCATCTGCTGCTTTTGATCCAGGAACGCGCCATAGCCCTCGGGGCGCATCGAATTGAACGCGAGCGACGTGCTCATCACCCAGACAACCGGAATGGTATTGATGATCTGCATGATCACATTCCCAACGGTTTACGGAGTAAGGAGGGAGGGAGTGGCACCCGTGCCTGATCCATCGCATCGGTCATCAGCGCCCCGGCCCAGAATCGGTCGGCGTGGCCGGCATCGTCGCTGTCGGCGTTCAGCCGCACATTCCCGCCTGCCGTGACCGTCTTGCGGGTCTTGTGCAGGTCCTCGCGCAGATCGTCGTCATCGGGGATGCGAATCCGCTTGTCTTCAAACAGCCCCTTGAACGGGGCGGCGATCGCCGCCTTGCGGGGGCCGCTCAGGATGACACCTTCGGCACGGGCGCGATAGCGATCAGTCATGGTCTCGGCCAGCATTTCGCCCATGCCGGTCTGGTCGATGTTGCCTCGGCGAACGGCGCGGTTCTGGTAGAGCCGGTCGAGCAGGCCCACCTGCACTGAGAACTTTCGCTCCTCTCCATCCAGCACGCGCAGCAGGCGAGTCCAGTAGATGTCGCCCACCTTTTCGCAGGCCCACAGCACGCACAGATCGTGGCGGCGGGAAACGTCATAGCCGGCGTACACTTCGCCGGTGAGGGCGGCGGGGTCTTCGATCAGCTTCAGCTTGGGCACGCGGGCCGCGTCGATCAGTTGATAGTTGAGATACGCGGTCGCGTCGGTGTTGGGGATGCAGCAGAATTCTTCCGACCATTCGGTTTCGTCCACGCAGTCGCCGCGGATGTCGGAGATAAACTCGGCCCGCGCCTCTGCAGTGTCCTTGCCAGTGATCTTGCCCACCAGGCCCTGGGCAACGGCATCCTCCAGCGTTACACGGTGCAGGCTCCATTTCAGCGGGTCACGCTTGCCGGCGCGAATCTCGATGATGATCTTGTTGAACAGCGTTCCTTCGCCGTTGTGCGTGGAAATGATGCGAAGCGTGTGGCCCCACACCTTTGCCGAAGCGCCGGCGCTTTTCAGAACCGCTCGCTGGTTTTTGTGGAACGCAAATTCGTCCAGGGTGACATCGCCGCCAAACCCGCGGAAGGCATCGGCGCTGCTGGAGAGCGCGATAATGCGGGCACCGGGCTTGCCCGATCCGGCCTTGGGTGCGAAGCGGATGGTGAACCCTTTGAGGTCGGAGTCCTTGAAGACCGGCTGCTCGCCCATGTCCTCCACCACCGCGCCGAACAACCGGGCGTACATCTTGCAGTACTCCAGGAATTCCCCGGCGGTTTCTTTCGTTCGCGAGGCGAAGATGTGATCGGTGCCCAGCTTGATCCGGCGCTCGACCGAGCGGTATGCCTCCGCGTAAGTGAAGCCGATACGGCGCGATTTCTCCGCCACCGCCGTCCGCGTCTCATCGCGAATCCAGGCGATCTGGTAGGGCAGAAAATAATCGAGGGAAATGCTCACTTAATTTCAATTCCACATCGAAGCACGAATGCCGCAACACGACACAGGGAAATCGCCACACGCCGCCGCCAGCCAAGCCAGCCAAAAGCTCCGCGGCTCAAATCAGAAAAATTCAGTTCGAGCGTCATCGACTGCATGACGGCCACACCGATCTTTTGTGCATCCACGTTCACGCCGCCTCCTTAATGCCAAGAATCTCACGCACCTTGTTCACCACGGCCTCTCCGCTCGCGCCGGTTCTAGCCATCTGTTCGCCGGTCTTCAGCGCCGTCGTCGCCAGGGTCTTGTATTGCTCCAACTCCGACTTGCTCCCGACCAGATTCCGCAAGCTGCGGGTCATTCGCTGGACATCCAGCGGATCAATCTCCCCGCCGGCTTCGAGCTGGCTGGCCTGCTCAAACACCACCTGGGTGAGCTGCATTACCGCAGCATCGGCGACGTCGCCGAAAGAGCCCTTGTTCACCGCGCCTTTGATGGCGGTGGCCAGCTCGCTCGATCGGGAAAAACGTTCTTCCATCAATCGGGCTTCAAACCCCGTTTTCCAGTTCCACGCGGCGTTGCGGCTGATCTTCTCGCCGGTGCTCTGGATCAGATCCGCCACGAAGCCGTGGATGTCGTCCACCGTGCGAGCCCGCTCACGGCAGAAGTTCTCCAGCTGCTCGATCTGAGCAGCGGTGAGAACTTCGAGGATGCGGAGCATGGCGGCCATTAATCCACCACCCGCTCATCCGCGATGCCAGGCACCGGGGGAATCAGTTCCTCGACCAACTGCACGCCCTTGAACGTGATGGCGTATTGATGATGCATCGCGCGGATGTCCTGCCACTGATGCAGTTTCCCCACCGACCTTCGCTCGATTACGCCGGCATCGGCCAGATCTCGGCAAAGCGCGATGAAGTGCCCCTCATCGCGGAAGCCCATGTCGCGACCGACCAATTTTGAAACCTGATCCATGACCCAGTCGCCGGTATAGCCGCTGTCGCGCGGTGCATGCCGGCGGGCGCTGTGCAGCACAGTGAGGATCCGCCGGCGGAGGTTTTCGTCGCGTTCGCGATCTTCGGTCATTCGCCCTCTCCGATTCGCTTGCCCATGATCAACTGCGTGACGTGCTGCTCGTGGCGCTCAAGGTCTTCGCGGGTGCAAAACGTCTGAGCCATGTAGTGGCGCAGTTCGCCAAACTTCTCGGTGATCTGCAGTGTGAAGCTCTCCCGCTTATCCCGCTGGGCCGAGAATTCTTCATCGCCGCTGCACAGCCGCTGGTTGATCCCGCCCACCCGCTCGGACAAAGCGCTCAACTGAGCGCTCAGCCCCGACATCGCCGCCGCCACCTTCAGGGTGATCACTTCGTCCTGCTTGTCGCTCAGTGTCGTTTCCAGCTTGTCCACCTTGGCGGCGCTCGCACTGACGTTGAAGAGCCAGATCGTCAGCAGGACCGTTGCCGCGGCCGTCAATACCGAGATGCAGCCGAAGACGATTTCGACGGTCACCAGCGGATCGCTTGTCGCTAAAAAAATCGGCATTCGAAATCTCTTCAAAACGCTTTTGAAATCGGGCGGCGGCGCTTCAGCGACACCGCCGCCCATCCGGGCTTCACGATCAGTTGCCCGCGGGGGGATTGCTCAAGTCCACCTGGCCCACCGGCGCGCCGGTTGTGCCGCTGGTCGAGGTGGCGTTCAGCACGCCGTTGATCGCGTCGATGTCCGCCTGGTCGTAGGCGTTGGCCTGGGCCGTCGCCAGCTGGCTTTGCAGCTGGGTGTACTCGGTGGACAGTTCGGCGCGGGCCTGCTGAGATACGGCCAGCTGTGAATTCAGATTTTTGATTGCGTCTGCTGCGCGTCCCATGTCGGTCTCCTGACGGTGAAGTTTCTGTTCCAGTTCTTCGATGCTCCCGATCAGCTTTTCGAACCATCGAATCAGACGGGGCATCGATACTTCCGAGTCAACCCGCACACCCGTGTGCTGATGCTCGGAAAACTTTTCCAGCATCTGGCGAACATTGGCCGCGACCGACTCCATCAATGCCGCAAGCCGCATATCGCTGCGGCGGGGCGGTATGGGCTGCTTGAAAAGCTCGCTCCAATACGAAGGCGGGATACGCCCTCACGTTGCCGAGGCCGGCGGCGTTGCGGTTGCGGGCGGCACCGGCGCGGCGGCAACTATGCCGGCGGCATCCCGGACGATTTTTTCGGTTTTGCTCGACCAGGCCACGTTGGGTTGGTTCCACGCCTTCACGTCGCCAATCACTTCCTGCACGGCGTGCTTGGCGTCGCTGGTTTCCCACTTCGCGGCCACGGTCACGCCGGTAGCCACGATGCCCAGCACGCTGCCGGCAATGCCGATCCAGGGCGTGGCCGGCGGGTAGATCGCCTCGGTAGTGGTCACGATGGGGTTGGCCGGCTGGGTGGCACTGCCAACCAGCTGCGTCTGGGCCGTGGTGGCACTACGGGAAAATCCGTTGAGCTGATCGGCGTTGCAGCCGCTGAGCGAGGCCATCACGGCAGCCCAGACGACACACGCGAGGAGGGCGATCAGGGAAAAAACGATTGCACGGGAGGCAGATTTCATGGTGGATTCCTTTGCGAAGGGGAAGAGGGCAAACGTCCAACGTCCAACGTTCAACGTCCAACGTTCAAGTGAAGAGGTTGCCTGTCCGTGAGGCCTCCGCACGATTGCGGAGGCCTCGCGGCCATCGGGGCAGTGGTGAAAAGTATTCGAGTAAAAACCGGCGGCGCGTGGGTGTGCACCGCCGGTGGAGGGGAGAGAACCATTGCGGGGTTCCACGCCTTCGGTAGGTAATCGAAAGTTGGTGGTGGGCCGCGACGATTGCCGGTCATATGCCCGTTGATCGCCGCAGTTTTCCCCCTTCAGGGGTTGATTCAAATTAAAGCCGGCGGTGGTTGTTTCACCGCCGGCTGGCGGAGGAGGAAACGAGGGCTGCGCGATGGAATTCGGGGCGAACGTCGAACGTCCAACTTTCAACGTCCAACGTCCAAGTGAAGATTTTGCTTCCGTGCAGGCCATCGGCGAACTTCCGTGTTCAGCCGATCGACCGGGCGTTAAAACAAGAACGCCCACGGTCGATCAGCGGCGGCGCTGTTCGCGTGGGCTTTTTGCGTTGAATTATCTAACCGTCTTCGAGACGACTTGACCCGGCTCGATGCGCGGGATGAAACACTAATCGCGATGGTTTGTCAAGGGCCTAGCGACTGATTGTTGGGCCGGTGCCACCAACATAGCGGCCAAGCTCTTCGTAGCCTGCATCACTGAAAACGCGGGCGATTTTGTACGGCTGGTTGCCAAAAGAAGCCACGTAAAGCCCCTGCAAAATCCCCTCTTTTGCGGCCTTGTCGTCGGCATCCCATTGAACTGCGTTTACCCGCAGGATGCCGCGCTCATAGTCCACATCAGTGATTGCGTGCTGGACGATCGACGCGGCAACCATCGCCTTGAAGTCGGCTATTTTCTTCTGCTGATCCTCAGTGAGCGGCGTCGCCGCAGTCTCCGGCGGGGCCGGGGCGACAGCGGTGGCCTGCGGGTCGACCCGCGGAGCGGGGCCTTGCATGACGGTGGGAACAAATGGCGTTTCTGCCGCCTTCTTTGGCGGATCAACCGTCACTTTGATCACAGCGGCAGCGAACAGAATTCCAACTCCGACTCCAATTTTATTGACCAATCCCACGTGCTTCTCCTGTTAAAAAATTTCGTCAAACGCGCGGGAAATATCATCGTCGCTCTTTTTTCTTCTGGGCTTGGCGAAGGCCGCGCTGCTCTTTCGCCGCTCAAGTTTCTGATTGCAATGGTTGCAGACTTTCACGCTCTTTTTTCCCTCCCTCCACACGTAATACTTTCGATGGAGAAGGTTGCCGCACAGCTGGCAATTCCTGCTGCTGGAGCGACCGGCCCGAGTTGCGGCCCAGAGCAAAAATGCAACACCGAAAGCCACGCATGCCACGCCCATAGTAACCCCTTTTCACTTGATCAATCTCGGCGGTGTGAACTTTCCGCACACCCGTCCCACGCGGGATACCTTGGCCGCATCGACGTTCAGCGGCTCGTACTTTTGATTGAGCGGCACAAGCTTCAACCGCCCTTCACCCATCATGTAAACGCGCTTGAAAGTGGCCAGCCCGTCGCCGCTGCCATCCAGCTGCACCATCGCATCCTCACCATCGCGCAGATCTGTCGTTGCGATGTTCTGGAGAATGACGAACTCTCCTGGCAGATAGTTGGGAGACATTGAATCGCCTACGATCTCCAGCGCGTAAACCCCTTCGGCACCGGCAAACTTAATGGGCAACCGCTTGCCGTTGTCGGCATCCCAATCCTCATAACTTTCCACCATGCCACCCGCTGCCACGCGGCCCATGATAGGAATGCCGTTTTCCTGATCACCAACGGGAATCAGGTTCGGATCGCCCCGGTTCGTACGCCCCTGCGCAGCGTGCTCCCATTCGATGATCCGGTCATCCGCTATTGTATCAATCTCACCCCGCTCCAGACGGTCAAGGTCTTTGACGCTGACCTTGAGCGTGCGAGCCAGCCAGAGCCGCGTCGACCGCTCGATGCCAGCAAACGAACGCTCGGAAAATATTCGATTGACCGTGCGCAGCGAGACCCCGGAAACCTCGGCCAGTTCCGTTTGAGAGCGAATGCCTACCAGTTCCATCCGGTGCAGCAGCCAGGACAAAACATCTGCCATCGCCACGCAGATTAGCAACGCGACACAAGGCATGCCAAGAAAATCCGAATAAAATCCGAATCTTCTCTTGACTACATGCCAAATGGCGTTATATATTCCACATGTCACGCCACGTGACGTACCAAATGGCTCGCCAAGTTGATAACCTCACTGCTGCCCGCCGGGATGTCTGTCTGACCGTAGACGAACTCGCCCGGTCTGTCGGCGTGCATGTTTCGACGGTGGTGGATTGGTCCAAAGGGCGAACTCGCCCGCAGGTCCGGTTTTTAAAGCCCTTGGCGAAGAGCCTGAAAAAAACCGTCGCGGAAGTGAACGCGATGTTCGGAACTTGATCCGGCTCACGCGCCTGCCGGGCGGCTTCACCGCCGCCCGGCCGCGTGGGCTTTTTAACGAAGCACGGGTGAACAAAACACCAGGCACAGCCCGCGACAGCGGGAGCTTCTGGAAAGGCCAGTCCGGATCGAAAGGTTCGGCTGGTTTATGAACGAAGGTTCGAAACGCTCGGGTGCGGCATACACCCCAGCCTCCAAAGACGGCCCGCCGGATCGAAGGGTCCGGCGGGTTGATGAAAGTTTTACCGGAGAATCAGGGATGCTAGTTCTCACCCGAAAAGAAGGTCAGCAGATCACCTGCCAGACCACCCGCCCGAATGGTGATGATGAAAAAGTCACCATCACGCATGTCGGCTACCAGCCGTACATCGATCTTCTCTCCCTCACCATCAAAGGCCCCGGCTACTTTTTGAGCTGCTCGATCGAGCGCGGTTGCCGGGTGGCCGCAAAGATCAACGGCCAGTGGATGGAGATCGAGTACTCCACATCGCACAACCTTGGCCAGAAGATCGGCATCATCGCCGACAAGTCGATCGACATCCGCCGCGATGATGTCGTTTCGATCAAGCCGGCGGCGGAAATGGCGGTGGCATCGTGAACCGCAAACGCATTGAGCGTCCACGTCATTGCCCACGATGCAAGACGGTTGTGAACGTGATCAGAGAGGGCAAGTGCCGCAATCTCTGCTACCCAACCCATCGCATGCCGAGCAAGGTGCAACGCGATCTTCTGGATTCAAAGATTTCGATCCCGCGGAAGGCGGTGGCGTCATGAGGGAAATGCAAATTGCAGAATGCAGAATGCAGAATGAAGAGCTGGTTGACGAGGCTTGCGAGCGTGATCGTTACGAGGACGATTTCCCGGCAACTTGCTTCTGCCCCTATTGCTCCCGCCAGGTGAACGTGCGAACCAATGTGCCGGCGTCCGATCCCTACCTTGAACTGCACGAATCCGGGGGCGGGACGTTCTGCGAAGGCAGCTGCCTGTCGGTGGCGTTCATTGATGATCTGCTCGTCGACGCAGTCCGTGATCTGTTTTCAGAACAGAGGGCGGTGGCGTCATGAGTGCAACAGTAATCACTGATCGCCAGTTGCTGGCAAGCCTCAAGTCCGACACCTGCCTGGGCTGCGGTTCGTCCAAGATTATTCGCAAGACCTTCTGCCCCTATTGCTACCAGCAGTTGTCCAAGCAGCAGCAGCGGGCGCTGTATGACCGAATCGGCCATGGCTACGAGGAAGCGGTGGCCTCGGCCCTCACGACCCTCAAGCAACACAAGCCTCATCTGCCGAAGGGGGTCGCATGATCCTCCTCAACAAACAACCCATCGACGAAACCAGCGCGCACGTGGTGGAACTATTCAATAAGCACGTGGTCAAGGTGCATCCGATGGCCAGCGAGAAATCGCTGCGGCCTGACATTCACACCACTGTAGTGGTGGAGATGTTCGACACCAGCGATGCGGCCCTGTCGTTTGCCCAGAAGCTGAACAAGGCCAAGCACGGCCACGTCTATCGGATCGAATACGGCCCCAAGGGTCCGGCACTGAAAGACCTGGGATCAATCAAAGCAGCAGCAGCAGCAGCAGCAGCAAACGTCGCGCCGCTGTTTGACAATTCGCGGATCGGAGTGATGCGATGAAGGACTCTTCCTGCATGCACTGCGGTCGGCTCATGCACCCTCGGGCGTTGCCATGGCACCAACAACGATGCAAGGCGAACCCCGCGAGAACGCCCACAAAGAAGGAGCAATTGAAAAGTCAACGGATCGGAGTGATGCGATGATCCTGAAGGTATTCGTGAAAAAGACCAAGGCCGGCCGTGACCTTGCCGGCAGGCAGCTGGCCGTGCTGGAGAACAAGCGGAAGTTTCATCTGCATCGATCGGTTGTGAAGCAACTGTTTCGCACCGCCGACCGGGGCCGCGATGCCGCCGAGAAGCGCGCTGGAGACTGGGGGCACCTTGCTTGGACGATCGAAGGCATGTCGTTGCCTTCCAAGCTGAAACAACAATGGCTGCTCGCCACCGAACACCAGCGAACTGTGGAGGTGTCGATCGCTGGCGAATTTCACAAACAGCGGGAGAAGCTTCTCACGCAGATCGACGCGGCGTTTTAGTTCGACGTTCAAAGTTCGACGTTCGATGTTCGTTTTAACTCGGAGTTTCAAATGTCAACCACCTGCTCACTTCCCCTTCCCCTCAGCCACGCTCAGACCGAGCAGGGCTGGTGCCCGCAGTGCGAGGGGATCATTCCCCAGGGCAACATCACGCTGACCAACAAGGCCAGCACCGGCCTGGGCAGCCATCGCCGCCAGCATGTGGAAGGCGGTCTGATTCTTCGTTCTGCATTCTGCATTTTGCACTCTGCATTTTCTTCCATGACCGAATCCCAATACATCATCGAACGCTCCTCGCCGATCGAGCTTCGCGACCTGCATCGCATGGGCGTTGCGTTGCCTCATCACCTGCTAGCCAAGATGGAGCGCGACACCGGCCCCCAGCTGACGCTGAAGGCCGAAGCAATCCGCGAAGGCCGATTCACCCGCGTGCCGGGACGACGAACGCACACACCAGTCTGCCCCGCCCAGGTGGCCGGGAAGGAGAATGGCAAGGACGCTGCCGGCAAGGATGCTGCCGGCCGCCTGCGCGTGGCAGACTCAAAACGGGGAGGCAAGCGATGAACGCAAACGCGCTGTCGATCCCCGCCCCGATCGGCGTGGTCTGGATCGACCTTGAAACCGCCGCCGAGCGATCCGGCAAGAGCGTTGGCCATATCCGCCGGCTCTGCGGCGATCGCTGGATGGGCGAAGGGCTGGCCAAGCTGGAACAACCCGCCGGTGGCGGCAAGAGCAGCTGGTTCGTGCGCGAGGATGCCGACCCCGGTTTCTCTAGGGTGAAATTCGCCGAGCAGCTCACCAAACAGTTCGATATGCGAACGGTGAGCACCAAGGCCCGCAACAAGGCCACCGAGCGCCAGCGCATCGTGCAACTGTGGCAGGCGGATGTAGCCGCCGGCCGGCAGCTGCGGGTGCCCGAAACCCAGATCACCGCCAAGTTCATCGAGCGGATGAAGATTGAGGAAGGCAAAAACCTTTCCCGTGCCACGCTCTTCAACTGGCAGCGCGCCGCCCGCGATGGCATCCAGGGCCTGATCAATGTATATGGCAACGGAGGCACCGGCAGCGAGATCGAGGCCCCTGATCCGTTCCTGGAAGCGGTCAAAAGATTCTGGCTGCGCGAGAGCCGGCCGCCGCTGAAAACCTGCTACGATTTTGCCGTTCGCCAGGCGAAGATCGAAGGCTGGGCGGTCTGCAGCTTCAAAACCATTCAGCGGCGGATCGACACCCTGCCTCAGCAGCTGGTCATTAAAAAACGCTACGGCGAAACCGCCTTCGTCAACCAGGTGCTTCCGCCGGCCCGGCGTGACTATCGGTCGATCGACTCTAACAGCTGGTGGTGCTCGGACCATCACCAGTTCGATTGCTGGGTCCTGGTCGGAAAGGACGAAAAGGGCAAGCCCAAATACGCCCGCCCCTGGATCACCGGCTGGGAAGACCTGCGCAGCCGAAAGATTGTCGGCTGGCACATCTTCGCCCACGATCCCAACCAATCGACCATCCTCCTATCCCTGCGGTCGGGCTGCCTTGCCCATGGCGTGCCCCAGCACGTCTATATCGACAACGGCAAGGATTATGACTGCTACACCCTCCAGGGTGTGACCAAGGCCCAGCGGCAGCGAACGATGGCCGGCCAGCGTGCCGTTGTGCGCCGGCGGATCAAGGTGCAGGTGGACGGGATGGAAGTGGGTGGCGTTCTCGGGGCATTGGACATCAAGCTCACCCACGCCATCGCTTTTAACGCCAAGGCCAAGCCGATCGAGCGTTTCTTCAATACCGTCTGCAACCGCTTCACTAAATTTGTGGACACCTACTGCGGCCGTAATCCCCAGGAGCGGCCCGAGAATCTGCCCGACAAGATGGGCAACGCGCTCACGATTGAGGAATTTGCTGATCGGTTCGACACCTGGCTGGAAGCGGATTATCACGAGCGCGTTCATGGCGGCGATGCGATGGACGGCCTGACACCCAACGCCGCCTTTGAGCAATTCATGGTCCGCCGCCGCGTCGCTCGCGAGGAAGACCTGCAGCTGCTCATCGCCCGCACCAGCAAGCCGATTACCGTCGACCGTGAGGGAGTCATCTGGCGCGGCATCCGATACGGCAAGGGGGATGCCGCGTTGTTCCCGTACTTCAAGAAAAAGGTGTTTCTGCGGATTGACCCCAGCGACATCTCCTGCGCCGCCGCCTTCACCGAAGATGACCGGTTTATCGCGTGTCTTGCCGCGAACTGGGATCTGCCGTTTGGGGCGACCGATGAGGAATTCCGCCGCGCGGAACGCGATCGCAAGAACACGCGCGAGTTGACCAACCGGTACCTGAAGCTCGGACCGCAGCGCCGCCGCGCTGATGTAATGGAGACCATGGCGCTCAATCGTGCCGATGATGCCCGCAAGCAGCTACCGGCCCCCGGTTTAATCCCCGTTCGAACGTCCCTCGAGGGACAATTCATTACCGCAGAGGCGATGCAGCCCAGAGAACAGCATCGGCCAAAAATGATCGACATGGTGGCGGCGGCGGGCGACCTGGGTGCCGGCGCATTTGGGTCCAGTGGAAGTTTTAAGATGGCTGACTTTTTTGAGGACGATCAATGAACCCACACGGATCAGAGGACAGGTGGGTTGAACGTCTGGCGCAGGAAGCGCGCATATTAGGAGAAGCACGGATGCTACGAGACGAACAACCGGTGACCCCTGAAGCGATAGAGGCGATCAAGGCGCAATTCACGGCGTTGCTTACGCGGATCGAAAAGACCAACACCTGGGCGGCCCGGTCGCTGGGCATCAGCGAATCGGTGCTGAGCCAGGTGATGAGTGGAACCTACGCCGGAGATTCTGAAAAGCACATCCGGCAGATCGACAAATGGGTTGAGACCCAGATACTGCGCGAGACCGCGCCACGCCCGGCGGGCTTTGTCAAAACCAAAATCGCCGAGCGCATCTACGCCACCGCCCGATGGGTAAGCGAGATCAACGCGATCGGCGTGGTGCACGGACCCGCCGGCATCGGCAAGACGATCACGCTTCAGGCCATTCGCGCCGAGACGCCCGGCAGTGTGTTTATCCGCGTGATGAATACCGGCATTTCGCAACTGGCGGTGCTGGAATCGATCGCGCCAGAGATTCGCCTGGGCAGCGCGCCGGTGCACTGCAACGAACTGTCCAGGGCGATCATCTCCAAGTTGAAGGGAACCAACCGCCTGATCATCGTGGACGAGATTCACAAGTTGGTGGGTCGTAGCAAGGACGCGGCGCTGCATTGCCTTCGGGAAATCCACGATGAGACCGAATGCCCGATGCTATGGTCCGGGATGAGCAATTTTGCCGACTACATCCAGAGCGGCGTGGAGCGGTTCGAACCGCTGGATCAGATCAACAGCCGGATCAAATACTGGCTGAACCTCCGCGACCTGGCGGACAACCGCAACGGCGGACCCGGGCTCTATACCGTGGAGGACATCCGCAAGTGGATCAACGCGATGAAGATCCGCGTGGCCGATGATGCGATCCGCTACCTGCAGATGCTGGCCAACACGCCGGGCATGGGCGCGCTGCGGACCTGTGATGGCCTGATGCGCATTGCCCAGAAGTTTCAGGCCCGCGCCGGCGGCGACAAGCCGATCACCGCACAAATGCTGCGGGAAATCCGCGGCGAGCAGTTCGGCGTGATGGCCGCTGAGCAGTTCGACAAGCGGATGGAACTACGGATTGCGAAGGTGGGATGATCATGGCCATGAGTTCCAAAACAAGGGCGGCATACAACAAGGCGATCAACACGATCAATTGGAGGACCATATGCACGCAAAGATCGAGGGCGACGATGAGTAACAGCATCACCGATTCTCTGCTCCCCAGGCCAAAGCCACTCATCCGCGTTCGGTTGATCCCGGCCGGTGCGCCATTCGTTCAATCTGGCTTGGAGATACGGCCGCCAACACCCGACGACCGCTCATATGTTGTTGCTTCAGAAGACTTGGTCTGGAGGACAGGCTGGGGCTGGGAACCGCCATCGATGCTTCTCTCCGCGACACCAGACCGAATCAACTACACGGTCACCCCGACTTTAAACCCCGAGCGGAGGCCCGGCAAATGACCACCAGTGTCCAGATCTATCAAGGCTTGCAGCTGAAGGCCTGCCCCTTCTGCGGCGGCGCGCCGGAGTTAAAACGCGCTCCTGGGGAAAAGCAGCTTGGCTATTTGATCCAGTGTGATCATCCCGACTGCACAGTGGTGGTCGTTGCCGGCCCTTGCGCCACCGAGGCGGAAGTGGCCGGCCAGTGGAACCAACGGGTATGAAAAAGGGCATCCACAACTACCAGCTCAGAATCCTCCGCGTGGCAGCGGAGGACCCATCTGGAATTCTGTATTGGGATCGATCCGCTTGTCAGGCGCTGGTGAAGCGTGGCTTTGCCTCCTGGAACGGCGTGACCGCTTACATCACTGATGCCGGCCGCGAACGCGCCAAGCTGAAAGCCGACTACTGCATCAAACGCGACGGCCAGCCGGTCGATCCGTCGATGATGGAGGATCTGCCGACCACAGACAAGGCGGGGCTACCATGAAAGCCATTTCTCTCTGGCAGCCGTGGGCTACGCTTATCGCCATCGGTGCAAAAAAAATCGAGACGCGAAGCTGGGAAACCGCACATCGCGGCCAGATTGCAATTCATGCAGCGAAGAGATGGGACCGAGGCCTGGATTTGATGTGTGAAAGCGAGCCTTTTGCATCCGCACTCAATTTTATGGATGCTCATCGAGAGCGTTACGCATTGCCGTTGGGGGCAATCGTGGCTGTGGCCCATCTTGATGTGTGCGTGTTGAGTTCAGGAGGTGCCAGTCGCGGTTTTCTTATTGATGGAACGATCGTCAAAGATCCAGAGTTCTCTTTTGGTGACTATTCTCCAGGAAGATTTGCGTGGAAGCTTTCGAACGTTCGGAAGCTCCCTGTCCCGCTGCCGTGGGCTGGATCACAGCGGATATTCAACGTACCCGATCAGATTATTATCGAGGCTTTAAATGGGGTGGAACATGCCCACTAAAGCCCAAATCCAGATCGTCCAGATCGCCCGCCGCCAGGGCGGGCTGAATGAGCCGCAGTATCGCTGGCTGCTTTGGAATGTTGCCGGCGTGAAGTCCACCACCGAACTGACCAACGAGGATGTGGAGCGGGTGATGGACGTGCTGGAGGGGATGGGATTCGTGGATTCGAAAAACGGCCCCGGCTACTGGGGCAAAAAAGCCGCTCGCATCGGCTTCGCCGCCAACGATCGCATGATTCGCAAGATCGAAGCAATGGCCGCTGAAACCAGGTACCCGCTGCCCGCCCTGGTCCACCGCTTCAGCAACAAACGCACCGACCAGGTCGCCCAGCTGCTGCCCCGCGAAGCGTGGATGCTGATCGAGGGGCTGAAGGCGATGATTGAACGTGGCCAAAGTGTCCAATGCGTTCAGTGCGGCCACCCTCGGGAAGTCGATTCCCACCAACCTTGCCCAAGTTGCGCGGGTGAGCATGGAAATCAGCCAGCCGGCTCAAAGGAGGATGAAATTCCGTTTTAAATGCGGAGCGATGCGATGCTACGAACACCGCACCGCCCCTGACCTCAGCCCTGAATTGCCCAAGGCATCGGCTTCCAGTTCTTTCGGTCAAGGAAGGCCATGACTTTGGAATTTGAGCGTTATCGTGCCCTTCGACGTGAGGGCGTTTCAATGCTGGCAGAGCTCCCGGATCGCTCTGTTGATGCTTTTGTGACTGATCCGCCGTATGGGATCGAGATGAATCTCCACACGCTGCCAGGACGCGACTGCCGCATCGCCGGCGACGGCCGTGCTGAAGCCAGAGCGCTTTGGCGCGCGTGGATTCCCCAGGCGTTTCGGGTGGCGAAGGACAACACCGCACACGTGGTCTTCGGCACCTACAAATCGCCCTGGATGTTCGATCTGCTCAACAGCTGCTTCCGCGTGAAGGGCTGCATTGTATGGGACAAACGCCGAATGGGCCTTGGCTACCACCTTCGCCAGCAGTGGGAGATGGCATACTTTGTCGTCAAGGGCAGGCCGCCGGTGCGCGACAATGCTGTTCGTGATGTCTGGTCAATTACTAAGCTGACCAAGCCTGCGCACCCGTGCCAGAAGCCGGTGGAACTGTTGCAAAGGGCAATACGCCTCGTGAGTGATCCGGGTATGCTGATCTGCGATCCTTTTGCTGGCGTCTTCAGCACTGGCGTGGCCGCGATGGCAGAACGCCGGCGTTTTATTGGATCAGAGATCGACGTGAGGCATTACCGGCTGGGACTTAAACGAATAAAAGAGGCGATCAATGAGACCTAAATCCGAAGAGCAAATACCAAGTTTCAGCAAAAGGATCGTGGTTGAAGATATTGAGCTCGTTGAGCGTGTGACGATGCTTGTTTCGTTAGAAGACGGACCCGACCTTTTAACTGAGGTTGCATCGAAGAACTGGAAGCTTGTCAGTTCGTCGTTCAAGCGCGGGGAGTCCAAGCAATGGATGAATCAATGGACCATCGAACGCATTAAATAAAATAGTTGGCATGGCCCGATGACTGAGGCCGAGCCGGGGCATACGCCATGGGCGTCGTATCGCAAGTGATCTGGTCACTGTCAAGGCTTGAGGAGCTTTCCCTTCAATCCGGGCTTTTTATATCAAAGCCGCAGAAGACTGGGTCGAGTTTGAATTCAGCCTCTCGCCACCCACAAATTCGCTCTGGTCCACCAGCAAGCTGGCCGGCGAAGTCGCCGCGGTCTCCAGCGGCGGCCGGCGTAAATCCATCCTCGCCATTCTTGAGCGGGAAGGCCCGCAAACCATCTTCGAAATCGCCGCCCGCCTAGGCTGCCACGATCATCAGATCAGCGGCCGCTTTGGTGAGCTGGAACGTGACATGCTGATCAAGCGCACCGGCGAGCGCCGCGTCAAACCCAAAACCAACTGCCAGTGCGATGTCTGGGCACTGCAGACCCGAGAAGGCCCGCAGCTGCCCGACGCGGCCGATCTGCTGGGCTACCCGGTCACAGCGAAGATCGGCGACGAAGGTTTCTTCGAGCGCAGCCGCGTTCACGAGGCCGAGCTGCCGGGCATTCCTTATGCCGCGATGCAGGGGCTCCGCCAGGTTATCCGCGTGGAGATCATCGAGTGCCCAGGCTGCGGACGGTTTCTGAAGTTCATCGAAAAAGGAAAGTACGGTTGCGGCATATCCAGGGCTTGTGACCGAGGCCGGCAAGACACCCGTGCTTGGCTTGATCATGAAGCACAGCAATGCTCTGAGCGAAAGCCCAGGGCGACAATTAAGGTTTTTCAAAAAGTGACCCGAAATCGGGCCGCTTTTTCTGCGCGCACGCAGAATGAAGATCGACAAAACCGCGTGCCAAATTCGGATCGGCGGCGCGCGATTCATGCACGATGCGCGATTCTCATCGAATGTTGGAATCGCCTGTAAACCCCGGTTGAATGGTGTTTAACGCCGTGCCTAAGAATCGCGCGCCGGTCTAAGTTCGGCTGGCGTGGCAGCGTCGCCGCGATCTCAGTCTAGGTTTTGCACGGATGCCGGCAAACGCTTGTAAGTCACGGCCCCACCGAGCCGCAACCGTCTTTCTATATCCGCCTACGTCCGTCTAAGTCCGCCTGTCCCTTTACATGCATGACCCCCTCTGGCGGGGTCAAAAACGGGGTTGGTGATGCAACGTGCAACGTCCGGGCGGCAAAACGATGCATCAACGTTGCATCGCCAAAATCCACTTGCCACATCGCCAAGATTCGCCGATATTGCCCGCCCTATGGCCACCGAAAACTTCCCCATCGATTTGTCCAAGCTCAAGCCCCTTTCCTTGAGCGTCAAGCAAACCTCATTAACCGACGAGCAGAAGGCAACGCTGCTGCACAACATCCAGTTGTGTCGCGATGCGATTGTCTTCTTCACCGCCTTGGCCGGTGCCAAGGGTTTGAGCGGTCACACTGGCGGAGCGTACGACACCGTACCGGAAGTGATGATCGTCCGCGCGTTGATTGCCGGCGGTGCGCCGATCGTGCCGGTCTTCTACGATGAAGCGGGGCATCGCGTGGCCACGCAATATCTGCTCAGCGTGTTGAACGGCGCAATGCCGGCCGAAAAACTCCTGCACTATCGCGAGTACAACCAGGGCCTTCCCGGTCATCCCGAAAAAGGCCTGACGCCCGGCGTGGAATTCGCCAGCGGACGCCTCGGTCACATGTGGGCCTTCTGCAACGGCGTCGCCATGGCCAACCCCGGTAAGGCCGTGGTGGTGCTGGGTTCCGACGGATCGCAGATGGAAGGCGACAACGCCGAAGCCGCCCGCCTGGCGGTTGGCAAGCAGCTCAACGTAAAGGTGCTGGTCGACGACAACAACGTCACGATCAGCGGGCATCCGCAAACCTACATGTCCGGCTACGACCTGACCCGCACCCTGTCGGGTTACGGCTATCAGGTCGACACCACCATGGGTGAAGATATCGACGCACTGTTCGTCGCCCTCGCCAAGGTGTTCGACAACGATCGCCCCCACGGTCTGGTGATCAAGCGCGAGATGGCCCCCGGCATCGAAGGGGCCGAAGGATCACCCCACGCGCACGAAGTGTTGAAGGTGGAAACGGCCGTCAAATACCTGGAAAAACGCGGCGGATACGAAAAAGCCATCGAGATCCTCAAGGCCGGCAAACCCGACAAGAGCCCGCTGGTCTACAAAGGCTCCAGCGGTGTCGGCAAGAACCGCGACGATTTCGGCAAGATCATCAACTCGATTCTCGACGGCATGAGCGAAGCCGACCGCATCGCCAGCGTCCGCGTCTTCGACAACGACCTGGAAGGCTCCTGCGGCACCAACCATATCCGCAAGGCCCACCCCGAAGTCTTCGTGCAGGGCGGTATCATGGAGCGCGGCAACTTCTCCGCCGCGTGTGGATTCGGTTCCTCCAAGGGCAAGCAGGGCATCTTCGCCACATTCAGCGCTTTCCTGGAAATGTGCATCAGCGAAATCACGATGGCTCGCCTGAACTTCAGCAACGTGATCGCCCATTTCAGCCACAGCGGTTGCGACGACATGGCCGACAACACCTGCCACTTCGGTATCAACAGCATGTACGCCGACGGCGGGGTCACCCCCGGTCATGGTGACGACACCACCCGCTTGTATTTCCCCGCCGATCAACACCAGTTTGCTGCGTGCCTGAAAAAGATCTTCCCCGACCCCGGCCTGCGGTTCCTCTTCAGCAACCGCGCCCCGGTGCCCGATCTGCTGGACGACGCCGGCAAGCCGATCTACAAGGATCAACCCTTCGAGCCCGGCAAGGACTACATCGTCCGCGAAGCCGGCGCCGGCCAGGGGTACATCGTCTCTTTTGGTGAAGTGGTATACCGTGCCCTCGATGCCGTGCTGACCCTGAAAGAGCAGGGCAAACAAGTCGGCCTGATCAACAAGCCCACGTTGAACGTGATTGACGAAGCGATGATGAAAAAGCTCGCCGCCGCCCCGTGGGTCCTGGTCGCCGAAGGCTGGAACGTAAAGACCGGCTTAGGCAGCCGCTTCGGCAGCCACCTGCTGCAAGCCGGCTTCAAAGGCAAATACAACCACATCGGCGTGAACAAGGAAGGCTCCGGCGGCCTGTGGCAGCAAATCGGCTATCAAGGCCTGGACCCCGCGGGAATCCTCGCGGCGGTGAAGGCCCTGTCGTAA